GAATAGTGTTTCAAGAAATCTAGATCCAAACGAAGCAAAGGGTCCACTAGCAATTTTGGCTAAGAATGCGTTTGCAAGCACTGATCATCGATACCCAATTAATCTTGGCACAAACAATTTCGAAGGGTTGCATTATGTAACCTTCTATGTCAATGTGCAAGAAAAATCTTCATATAATATTCAAGAAAGAACTAATATCGGTCCGACCGCAAATCAAAATCGCGCAAATGATGCAGCTGCTGGTGTCGGTCAGATTGCCTCAGGAAATCAGATTATCAGCGATAGTACAATGGGTCAACTATTTGCTGAAGGAGCTGCAGGTGGTATTTTCGGTGCTGCGCTCGGTGGAGCTGCTGGATCAATCGCAGCGGAACTAGGTGGTCCAGTTGCTGGTATATATGCTGCTGCTGGTGGTGGTGCACTCGGTGGCTTAATTGGTTCTACAATCGTAAGTTCTATTGATTTATCTCGTAAAACAAAGAGATTGAAATCTACCATCTCAATGTATATGCCAGATACTATCAATCAACAAATCATTCATGAGTATGGTGAAATTTCGATGACAGAGGCACTTGGGATGGTTGGTGCTATTGGTCAAGGCGCATCAGCAATTGGATCTTCAATTGAAGGCTATATCAGTTCTACTCTTGGAAGCGGCGCAAAGGCAGATCTCAAGGGTGCTGGTGCAGGCTCAATGATGGAATTAGCAGGAACCCTCGCTGAAAAATCTGGAGCATTTGGTGGAGGAATTAAAGAAGCATTGCTCTTCTCTGCTGGACTTGCACAAAACCCACAAGTAGAAATTCTCTATCAAAAGACAGGTCACAGAGAGTTTATGTTTGACTTTAAGATGTCTGCCAGAAGTGAAGCCGAAGCTGCAGCAATTCGCAAAATCATTAAAGAATTTAAGTTTCATTCTGCACCAGAGCTCTTGAAGGGATCATCTGGTCGTTTCTTTATTCCACCAGCTGAGTTTGATATTAAGTTCTTTTATAACGGAAAAGAAAATACAAATATTCATAAGATATCCTCATGCGTTTTGGTCGGCATCGATGTTAACTATGCAGCTGCGGGTCAATGGACAACATTCAGTGATGGTATGCCAGTTGACATTTCAATGCAGTTACGATTTAAAGAGCTCGAACTCATGCACAAGGGTCGTATCGAGGAAGGTTATTAATGGCTAGTCTTGGATATTTTAATTATTTCCCAAAGTTGGTATATACTTTTGATAAGAATACTATCAACAATCAAGCTGTCACAAATATCTTTGCTCGCTCTGCGTTCTTAAAGGAAATTGTAGACAACTCGGCAATCTATTTCGAATACGAAGTGCAAGATTCTGATACACCAGAAATTATTGCACACAAGATTTACGGAAGCGCATTTCGCTCTTGGCTTGTCCTATTATTCAACAAATATGTTAATCCTTTATATGAATTTCCTATGAAGTCTGTGGTGCTTGATGAATATGTAAAGAACAAATATGATCAAACAATCACTCAAGCACAAACTACCATTCATCATTATGAACAGGAAATCACAACTACAATTACCTTCAATGGTGTAAAATTCTACGAATCATCAGTCTCCTCTATCATTTCAGATAAAGAATATAATTTTGTGACTGAGACTCTAGTTGATCGCACAGTCCCTGGAACTGCTGATACTTCTGTGGTAGTAAGTACAGAACAAAACACTCTTGCAAATGGTCAAGTTGCTACGATTGTTACTCGAAATAAAGCAGTATCAAATTATCAAAATGAGATTAATGAGAATGAAAAACGAAGAAAAATAAAACTACTAGATCCTGCATATGTGACTAGAGTTGAACAAGAATTTAAACAATTAATGAGTCAGTGATGGCTGAAGATATTGGCGTAACAGGTTCGAAAAATTTTGATGTTAAGGTTCTAGAGATCATCAATTCTGGAGGTCAAACTGTCGACCTTCGAAAAATCTACATTGAACTGCAACTATTCCAAGACATCTATTCATCTGTTATGAGTGGAAGTATCATCGTTCAAGATGGTCATGACATCTTCAGTAACTTTTACTTTTGCGGTAATGAGTATCTAAAATTGTCTATTGATAAACCGTCTCTAGGTAAACCAATCGAAAAGATCTTTAGAATCTATAAAACTGGCAGCAGAAAACCTGCTTCTGACTCAGGGCAAACATTCGTACTTTATTTTTGCTCAGAAGAATTAGTATTCTCAAATCAAAAGAAGGTGAGCAAAGCATATAAGGGTAAGAAAACCGTCGATATCGTTCGTGATATTCTATTGAACGAATTAAAGGTTGATCCATCTAGAATTAAAAAGATGGATACAACAAGCGGTGTTTATGATTTGGTGGTTCCAGGAATGAATCCTCTCGAGGTTATTCAGTGGGCTGCATCTCGTTCATATGATGCCAGTAAACCACCAAAATATTGTTATTTCTTCTATGAGGATCGAGACGGATATCAGTTCAGATCCTATAATACTCTAATCAAAGAGAAGCCTCTTAAGACATTAAAATACGAAATCAAAACAGTTGATCAAGACCCAGCAAATAACAAAGACTCTATCGATGCATTTGAGATTCGTGGAGAGTTTGATGTACTCAAGGGTTTACAGAATGGTGGTTATGCTTCTAGATTAATGTCTGTCGATATTTTCACACAATCATTTACATATCATGACTATTCAATTGAAACTGCAGAGGCGCAGAATAATCTATTGAATAAATTTAAGGCAACTAATTCTCTTAAAAATATGGATAAGAAGTCAATCACTGCCACGCACGATTCTTTATTTCTGACAAACATTGCGATTAATGACACATCCTCTGAAAAATCTAATGATAGAGATAAGTGGATGATGAATCGCGCATTGCATATGACAGCAATGCATAATACCAGAATTAAAATTGTGATCCCTGGAGATATTTTCTTGAAAGCTGGCGAAGTTGTTAAGTATGAGTTTCCAAAGTTCGAAGGTGCAGACGCAAAAGGTAAAACTCCAGATGAGTATCGCACAGGAAACTATCTTGTGTCGGCTATTTGCCATAAGTTTTCTGGAATGGATAAGGGCGATTTCGAGAGTATTGTCGAATTAGTTTCTGATTCATTCTCAAAACAAATTCCTGCTGCAAAAGATGGGCTTGAAAAAGTCACGAGCAAATTCTCATGAAGGCGCGCAAGAATTTTATAGGTTTAGAAGGTTTTGTTTGGTGGGTTGGTGTCGTAGAGGATCGCCAAGATCCAGAGCAACTCGGTCGTGTTCGAGTTCGCTGCTTCGGTTGGCATACTGAAGACAAGAAAAAGATTCCAACTAGCGACCTCCCTTGGGCTCACCCAACTGTTCCTGTAAATCATCCTGCACTGTATACTCCAAAAGAAGGCGATATGGTATTCGGTTTCTTCATGGATGGCGAGAGTGCTCAAAATCCAGTGATCATGGGAGTGTTTCCAGGAAAACCTGAAAAGAAACCAAAATACGAAGATGGATTTAGTGATCCACGAAAGAGTTTTGGCGATGCACCAAAACGACCAGATGATAATGCAGAAGCCTATCCAAAGTCAAAGTATCTAAAAGAAGCAACGACGAATCGTCTTGCTCGCGGAAAGGCAGACAGTACGATCATTGCTACACGAAAAAAGAATCTTAAAAAGAGTGTTCAATCTGCTGGTGGAGTTACTTGGTCTGAACCAGCGCCAGCATTTGCTCCGAAATATCCATACAACTATGCGCTTGAAACAGAATCAGGTCATGCATTCGAATTAGATGATACTCCTGGAAAGGAGCGTATTCATCTAGCGCATCGAAATGGATCATACTTTGAAGTTGATAAAGATGGTAACAAAGTTGAGAGAGTGCAAAAAGACAATTATGAAGTCATCATGGGTGATGATTTCATCTATGTAAAAGGCAAGGCAGTAATTACCGTTGAAGGCAATTTTAATCTTAAAACTGCGACAGTGAATATTGAGGCTGCTGCAATTAATATGGCAGCTGATGGTGCAATTAAGATAAAGGGTAGTTCAGTCAACATTGAATCAACTGGCTCAATCGATCTGAAAGCTGGCAGCGGTGGCAAATTTACTGCTGGTGGTCGTTTAGATCTCAAGGGCGCAACTGCTGGTCTTGCTGGATCAACTGTTGATATTCCTGCAGCGAAAGTTAATCTTCAGGGTGGCTCTGTTTCTTCAGCATCAGGTGCAGGAATTACTGGTGGTGGTACTCAATCAAGTGCTGGTGAAGCGTCTGCAGCTGGTGCCGCTCAAACTGCAGCGACCGCAGCAGGAAATAATGCAGTTTCAACATTGGGTACAAACTTTGCAGCTGCAGCGGCAGGAGTTGCAGGAACAGTTGCTGGGGCAGCAGCAAATGCAGCAAGCGGTATCACTTCTGCAATCAGTGGCGCAACTGCTGGTGGAGCTCTTGGTGGTCTAGCAGGCAGCTCTTTGGGTAAGGCAGTTGGTGGATTGACTTCCTCAATCTCTGGTGTTGTTGGCGATCTAAAGAGCACACTCGACTCTACAATTAAAGACCTTGCTTCTTCATTACCGATTGGAGAAATCACCGCAAAGGTTGCGGCAACAGAATCTGAGATTAATAAATCTCGAGGAGATATTCTATCTCTAACTGGATCTTCGAAATCTGAGATTCTCGGAAAAATCGATAAGGTAGCAGCTGGTGCTATAACAAAGGGTATCGAGTTCATTGTAGATAATGACATTCAAAAAGAGATAAACAAAACAAAGAATCAAGGATTGCCTGAGATTGTTACTGTGACTGGAAAACGAACTTATCCAAAAACTGAAACTGTAAATGTTGCCCCAACTTCGGCAAATACGGGAGGATAAAATGGGATTTGTAACGAAAGCAGAAGCCTATATTATCTCAGAACTGAAGTCGACAGTTATGGATCGCCTTCATATGGGTGGATCTTTCTTGCAGCAAATTCCGACCGTTACAGTTGGTGGGCTTCCTGTTGCAATTAAACAGGCTGGTCTTGGGGCGATCGGTGAACAGCTTGGAGGGGTTATCTCCCAGGTTCAATCAGCCGCAGGAGCGATCACTGCAATTACTCAAAATCCAATGTCATTGGTAGAAGGTGCCATCAATTCTAAAATCGGAGATGTATCTTCAAAAATTACTGCGGTTACAGGTAAACTTTCTGGTGGACAATTAAGTGCATTGACTAACGGAATTACTGGTATACAGAATGCTCTTACTGATTTTCAGGCTCACACTCAATTACTTTCAGGTCAAGCGACCTCTATCTCTGACACGATTCCCGACTTTAATAAACTTAAAGATGCAGGAAGCAATTTAAGTGGATTAACAGGGCAGAGCTCAGATAGTTTTATTGCAAATACCGCTTCGGCTCTGTTTTCCGAAACAAAACTTAATAATATATCGAATTCCCTTCAGTATGTAGTAAATAATAAACTAGATCAAATATCTCGATTAGATGCAATAACTGATGCAGCGACAATCACCACTCTTGTTAACGATTGTCAACTCCTTATAAATAATCATGCAAATACTATGAACGCTGTGATTGATTCTGATACGCATGCATTCAATGAGGCAAGCAATACTCTAACTTCTGCTACAACAGTGGTAGGTATGGCTTCTCAGTTTACAGATACAAGCAGTGTTGGATATGCTCTATTTAATCGTATAGGAACTGCAACCGCAAAAACAGCATTTAATACTGCAGCGGCTGTGACGGAAACTTAAGATGGCACTATCAACAAGAACATTTAGTGATATTGATGTGGATTTTATGCCAAATCCGATTACTAGTGATATTCTTAAAAAGACTAATGAAAATGCGATCGCCCAGTCTATTGGTAATTTGCTACAAACTTCGCATTATGAGAGATTATTTAATCCAGAACTCGGATGCAATTTAAAACGATACTTGTTTGAGCCTATAGATAATATTACAACAAATAATATAATCGAAGAGATTACAAAAACTATTGTTAATTATGAGACCAGAGTTCAGTTATTAGATGTGACAGCGAATCCAGATTACGATAAGAATGGATATGATGTGTCAATTAAGTTTATTATTCGAAATGATCCACAACCAATTACAATAACCTTCTTCCTAGAACGAGTAAGATAACATGGCAAACATTGATGCAAAACTTCAAGTTGCTGAATTAGATTTCGATACAATCAAGCGAAATCTAAAAGAGTTCATGCAGGCTCAATCAGAGTTCAGCGACTATAATTTTGAAGGCTCAGGTTTGTCGACACTTATCGATGTTCTTGCATATAACACTCACTATATGGGTTACTATTTAAATATGGTAGCCAATGAAATGTTTATTGATACTGCTCTCACTCGTGGCGCAGTTGTGTCTCACGCAAAACTTCTTGGTTACACTCCTCGATCACGAGTTGCATCAAAGGCTGCAGTAGATCTAACGATCACTCCAGTTGCAAATGATTCAAATAGTTCTATTGTTATTCCTCGCTTCACACGATTTGTTTCTGAAACAAAAGATGGTGTCAATTATATCTTCGTAACACCATCAGCTCGTATCGTGTCAAAGAATGCAACAACAGGATTGTTTAATGCTGAGAACCTAGAAATTAAAGAAGGTCAGCCAATAACATTTACATATACCTACAATTCTCAGACAAACC